TTTCGTCGGGGTCCTCCATCGGCGCGGTGAACCAGCCGGTGGGTTGCGGGACCGGCACCGTAGTTAGGCCGGGCCCGGGTGTCCGCTCGCGCAGCCCGCCCGGAAATATCCATTGCTGAATGAAGCCGTTTTCCGTGTAGATATCCGGCACGGTCACGATAACGCCGTTAGCGTCTTGCACGCGCAGTATCAACTGGTTAGACGTTATCCCGCCCACCGTCATTGTGCAGGGGAGTGAATAGACAATCGTTCCCCTAACTACCGTCGTCGTCGCGTCGTAGTCGTCGGTAATAAGGACGACGGTCCCCACCGGCCACGTCCCGGCGTTAACGCGGATATCCTGGTTAGTCGGCGCGGGCGAGAGGTCCGGCCCCGGCCATGTCAGCGAAGCGCCGTCAAACCAGATTTGCTGTTCGACCGCTTGATACGTGACCTCCCAGGGCGTAATCGTCGGCGCCGCGCCGGACTCGTTGACCACCGGGCCTTCGAGTAGATAGACGTAAGGGCCCGGGTCCTCCCAGTAGGGCGCCTCTAGCACCCAATAGAACCCGTTGTTAAAGATCGTGCTACCTATTGAAATCGGTTTGCCCGCTTCGATATTTATAAACGTCGGGCTGGTCATGGTCTTAGCGGCGGCGTTGAACACGACGCCGGTAACGGGTATCGACCCCTCCGGCTCCGGGTTCAACGATATGCCACTAACTTCCGGCGACTCGCGCAGACATTCGAGATTCGGCAGCGGGTCGCCCGGGTGGAATACAAGCGCGGTCGCGTTGCCTATCTGTACCACCGGCGTCTCGCCTAACTTTACGAGGTCGTCCGGGATATCGTGATCGCCCATGCCCACCACGAAATACTGTTTAAGGTTTTGCGAGCGGACCCAATATTCCTCAATAGGTAGACAGAGGATATCCGGGTATGAGCGGACGGTCCCTAACAACTCCGGCACGCGTCCGCCTAAACGGATCTGGTTTGACTGCCCGGCTAGTTGATTGTTGCCGCTGTCGGCAGTCTCCTGGGTGCGTTGCGTCGGCGGAATCCGGCGCGGCTGTAACAGGGTCGCAATGTAGGAAAGCGCCAGGGATATCGCGAGATTGATAAAGAACGAAACCGGGTCCGACGCCGCGCCGCGCGCGAGGACATACGTAGAGAACGGCCTAACCACCTCTAGCGGCAGGTCTAGCGCCGCGACCTCGTTATCCGCGTGCACCGCGTCCCGGTACACGCGCCAGGGCCCGTCGATTCCGCGCGGCCAATGCCGCCGCAGATTCGACGCTAACGACTCGCCGCAGTAGAGGTCTAGGCGTTCGCGTTCGCCGCGCAGCGGGTCGTTAATAACGATTAGCTGCGACATTCGAAAAACTCCACGCGGCTGTACAGGAACCACGCGCGCTCTAAGGGCGTGAATACAACGCCGACGGATTCCAGGGCGTGCAATACGCCGCCGTCGACGAACACGCCGCAATGATGCAGGCGCCCGTATTTCGAACGGCCTAGCGCGACCGCGCAGCCGTCGACGGGTTCGACCTCATACCAGGGGGTGGGCATATGTTCGCGCCCGCCTAACGCCCGATAGATCGCGAGCGCCGCCGCCTGGGTGCTAGGGATATCGTCGGCGGGTATGCCCGCCTCCGGCGTCGGGCGGCGGTAATGAATGCGGCGGACGTGCGCTAGCAACGTGTAACAGTCGAACCCCTCCGCCGCACTCGTCCCGCCGCGCTTGTACGGCGCGCCGACTAGGCCCAGGGGCGGTGACGGCTTGACGTTCATAGGTAGGCCAACGGCGGGAAGCGGTCCAACGTGTAGCGCGTGCCCGCGCCGATATTCGGCAGGACTTCCGCGCTCGCCTCAATTTCGACAGCCAGCCGCGTCATGCTCGCGGAAATCACGAACAGCGTTAACGGATCAATCGCGGGCGCCGCGCGGTTCGTGTCTAGATAGGCGCGGTAGATAACTTGCACCGGGGTTTGTAAGTCGGCGTCCGTTAGCGCGCGGAGTTCCTTTGCCACCAGCCCGTTCGCGTTGTCTAACTGAATCGTTACGCGTTGCTCCGTGCTCACGTTGTCGGCAGCGGTCGACACGGTGAACCCTAGCGGCTCCGCGTCGAACGTCCTAACAGGTGCCTCCGTCGTCGCCGTGAAAACGTCGCCGTAATCCGTAACCCATATCGAGCCGGGCACGCCGCCGCCCGGCCCCCAGGCCGGGTGCACGAATTCCAAAACGTTAACAGCCACGGCGCGTTCGTTGCCGTGCTGCGTAAGCCAGAGCGCGAAATCGTTGTCAAAGGTTGCGGGCATTGCCTAACACTCGTGATCCGCTATGAGTTCCAGGTCCCAGTCGCCTATGTACTCGTCCGCGCTAGTTAGGTTCGCTTGGTAGATATCGACGGCCGCGAGGTCTGCGCGGTAGATATTTTCGAACCAGAGGTTAATAAGGGCGTCGCAGACGGTGTGGTCGATACGCGTCCTAATCGCGGTGGCGCTAAGTGCGTAGCCCCTGCCGACCGGAGTAAGGTGGTAGTTAGTGCTGAGCGCGACAACGCGGTCGCCGCCGATCCACGGCGCGTAGAATTCGCCGTCGTAGTTTTCGATAACGTCACGGTACCACCCTTCGAATATTTGGAATTCCTCGCGCGTAAGGATCACGCTAAAGGACCAGGACATAGGCGCCACGCGTGCCTTGACCGCGAGACGCGTAACGCCGAACAAAACGTCCGCGACTTCGACGCGCGGCGGACCGGTCACGGAGAACCCCGGCGCCTGCGGCGCGGGCAGCGTGTCGGGCCACAACGGCGGCGGCGAGAGTGCGCGCGGGCTTGCTTTCGGTTCGGGCATTACACGCCCCCCGAAAAGCGCGGCAACGTCCACCGCTCTATCTCAATCATGCCGCCTATCTGCCACCGGAAACTATCGACGCGCACCGCCTGCCAATCGCCTAGCAGCCGCGCGCGCACGCGCGGTTGTACCGTGCCCCAGGGTAGATAGATCGTGAAGGAAAGCGCGCCGTCCGCGAGGTCATACGTTACCCATTGCTGCCACGCCTTAAACCCCGCGTCGTCTACGTCGATTGCAAAAGACAATTGCACGGGCGCGGACGTGTCCGCCTTGCGCGAGGAAAACGGCGACGGCAGCGAACCGGAAACCGTCGTCCGCATAAGGCTATCTATCCCGACGCTATCCCGCGTTAGGCAACCGAATAGACGCGTATTCCAGGCGGGCAGGGTAGCCACTAGACCCTCCGCTTAAGCCCGTAAGTCCGCTGCATAGATTGCGCGGTCGACCCGTAGCCGTTGCGCATACTGCGATTTATCCGCGACTCCGCGAGGTTCGCGCCCATCTGCGCGGCTTCCAGGATCAGTGTTAGGCGTTCGTTGCTTTTCTCTACGCGCGCGGTCGCCGTCACGCCGGTTTGATTGACCAGGGTAATATTCGGCATTGCCGACGCCACGCCTAACTTCCCGCTCGCGGTTCGCTTGAGGGGCATTACCGCTTCCGGCCCGGCCTCGCCCATGACTCCCACGCCGCCGTTCGCCATCGGAAACACTGTCGGGCCGCTAACTACCCCGCCTGCCGCGAACGGCATAACGTGCCCCCGGTCGAACGCGTTACCCTTCGCAGACCACCAGCCGCTTAACGAGTTCGCAGGCATTCCGGACGCGTTCGACGGTGACGCCTTGCCCTTGCCGATTCCTAGCGCGCCTAAGCCTAGGTCAATCCAATCTAACAACTGGGACGCGGCTTGCTTCGCGGCCATCTGCGCGAATATCTGCCCGATGCCTTGCACGACGCTTGCAAAGAATTCGCGCGCGCTCGTCGTCGCGCCGCTGAATATCCCCGTGAATGCATCCTCAAGGACGTAGCCCACGTCCTCTATCCGTTCGAACTCGTTAATAACGCTGTCCGACATGTTAGGGATCGTCTCGTTAGCTAGGACCTCAAGCGACTTTTGTAAATCGTTTTCCGCCCACTTCGCGAACTCGTCCTGGGTGTCCTGCGCGAACTTGTCTAACGACTTCTCCGCGCGCGCCGCGTTGATATCGCGAAGCCGCCAGATTTCCTGCTGGCGATCCTCCGCCGCTTTCGCCGCGTCGCGCTCGCGCTTTTCCTGTTCGCGCTGCCGCGCCTCGTCGCGCTTTGCCTTTTCCGCCGCGTATTTTTCTTCGCGTTCCTTGCGGCCCTCCGCGTTGATACGCCACATTTCTTTTTCTTCGGCTAACCACTTCGCGTAGTTGTTTAGCCGCTCGCGCTCCGCCTTACGCGCCGCCTTTGCTTCGTCGCTATATTTTTCGTTGTCGAACATGCCCACCGCGTTCGCCTCTTTTACGCGTTCCCAGGCGTCCGCCATTTCGTTCGCGTCCTGCGTAAATCCTTGCATGACGCTGCGCGCGGTTTTCATGTCGTCTATGCCGCCGCTTAACACGTTGAACCCAAGCCGCAGCGCGTTAAACATTTGGTCGCCCGCATTCTTAGCGATTACACCTAGCCCGCCGATTTCCGCCCCGGCGGCTGCCGCGTTTTCGGCTAACTTCTGCGACGTTGTAATCTCGTCGGGGTCTATCAACTTGGTATCCGTGCCCGTGGCGCCTTGCGCGATACCTTGCTTAAAGGCGCGGTACAGATTCCCTATTGACGTGGTGAAACTATCTACCGTGGTTGCCGCGTCGGTAGACTTCCCGATTTCCTCCATTTTGAGAACAATCGCGGTTAACTCCGGCTCCGCGATTTGTCCGGCCTGCGCCATCGCGACTAGTTCGGCGGTCGTTCTCCCTAACGCCTCCTGGGCCGCACGTTGAAACGTGTTCGACTCTTTGAGTAGGCCCACGAATTGTTTGGCCGGTAAGACGCCGCTTTCGAGCGCGAAGCCTAACGTCTCAATCTGCCGTGCCGCGTCGCCTGCGGTTTTCCCTTCCGCCGCCGCGATCCGGATAAACGCTTCCGCCGTCTCGCCCGCCATCGCGGTCGACCGGCCTAACGTTTGCTGCAGGTCGACGGCCTCCTGGTATGCACTCGTTACCCCTTCGAACGATTGCCCCGTTACCACGGCGATATTCTGCACGGCCTGCAGGCCTGCCGCCGCGTCCTTGCCGGTTACGCCCAGGGTAGATAGGGCCTGATTAAACTTTACTACTTCGTCGCGCGCCTCTAACAATCCCTTGATGGTCAGCCCCGCCGCGAGAGAACCTAAGACCGGCGCCGCCACCTTTTTCAACATGTTGAAAGCGGTGCCGATACTGCTTACCTGCTTTTCCGCGTTGCCCGCGCCCTTGGCTTCGACTAGCAACTCGTAAATTATGCGGCGTTTTTCGTCTGCCATGATTGCACCTAACTAGGTATGCACCGCGCGGCGCATGAACTTATCAAAGCAAAGCCGAATGGCGGGCGTTCGCGGCGACTTCGAAAACGGCGCCGTTAATCCCGTCTCGATAAACACGGCCTTAACCTTGACTCCGGGCAGGTGTAGCCCGCGCATCCGGCGCGACGCTTCCGCCATGAATCCTTCGCGCCGGTCGCGCGGCTTCTTTGCCGCGTTTTTGCGCGGGCCGCTTTTCAACAATTTAAGTTGCCGCTTTGTTAGGGGTCGCTGGTTGTTGTGCTTCGCGTTCCAGTTCGCCATGTAAGCGTACTTCGCGGGCTCCGGTCCGTCGGGCACTAGATAGAGCAAGTCGCCCAGGCCTATCTGTACGGACACCATGCCGCCTAAATACTCCGGCGTCCCCCGCTCGTTAAGCCCGTCGCGGATCAGATACCAGACCCAATCGCGCGCGAGGCGTTGCAGGCGCGAGCGGGGAAAGCGCTTGCGGATCGTCGCGCCTAAGACGGCGCGCAGCTTGTTAGCCGTTTCGGCTAGGTCCTGCCCGTTGTAAAGGACGCGCGCCGCCGTGGTTGCCGCCTCTATCGGGCCGGGCGTGAACCCGCGCCGCGACTTGCCGGAGTCGCCGGAGGTCCCGTCTATTTCGCTCGTAAACGTTTTCGAGTTCCCGGCGCGGATAATTTCGTCGTGACCTTTTTTCGCGGTCTCCGGCACCCATTTTTCTATGAGGTTCCGCCACGTCGTCCGGTCGTTAATGACGTATTGGTTTAGTTGCTCGCCTTTCCGCGCGGTTCGCGTCGCGGGGATTCGTTCGATGGCGAGGGGCGGAAGGTTCAACATGTAGATAGTCCCGGTCGATTGCCTGCACAAGTTCTATAAACCCTTCGGCGTCGGGGACCTTGTAACGGTCACACCACGCCGCAATCGCGCGCCAATACATAGGGCCTTGTACGGTGCCCGTTATTGCCCGCTCGCCTATCAAGTCGGAGAACGCACGCAAGGCGAGATGCGCGCGCCCGGTAACCGGCGGCGGGTCCGGAGCAATCGACACCGCGACCCCGCGCGCGGCGAGTGCGGCTAATTGTTCGCGGTAGGCGCCTGCACTTGCGCGCCATCGCGAGAGGCTTTTACGCCCGCGATTTCCTCCTGGTTTTGCGTGTAAGCGTAGTTAGCCCGGTTCATTGCGAAGCGCTGCAGCGGTTCCCATATCTCGTTCGCATACGCGAGCATCGCCGCGCACGCCTCCGGGCTAAAGGGGATCGGCTCGCCCTTGTCGTCGACGAACCCGCGCCAATCCTTAACCAGGGTCCGCGCGAAAACCTCTTGCGTAGCTTTCTCGTCGTCGCGGTCGACGGCGGCGAACTGCGCCTGGATTTCGCGGTCGTTGATATTCGCCCGCCTAACTATCAGCGTGCGACCCTGCCCTAGATCAAAGGGCGCGCCGTTCGTGCACTTGTCCGGGTCCGTGCGCCAGTCGTGCAAGTTGCCGAACGTGTAGCCGCTTCCGTTGTTCATATCAGACCCCCGGCCAGGGCGGCGTCGTTACAAGGTGCGTCCGCGTGACCATGACGCAGGAGTCCTCCGCGCCGCTCGCCGTCGTGACCTCTCCTAACAACGCCTGCAGCGTTACGGACATGATTACGTCCTGGTTCGTGCCGCCTGCGACCTCCGACGCCGCCGACACGCGCACGCGCGGGAAGTCGAATTTATAGGCGTTGCCTAACGCGTCGGCAGCGGTGACGCTAAACGCTATCTCGTCGCGTTCGATAAAGGCGTCCATTACGGCGTCCGTGTCGTGCGCTAGGTAGATATCCGCCGTTATCTCGCATTCGAAGCGGCCCAGGACCACCTCGTTAGCCGCGTCCTGGCCTAGGCAAGCAATCGCGCGCCCGTTGTTCCGGAAATTTATTACGAGATTCGACACGCACCACGCTTGATAGACCGTGCCGTCTATCGTGAATGCGACCGGCAGGACTCCGGCGCCGACGATTACCGGCAGCTTTCCGGCTTCGATGTAGGTAGCGCCCGCGAGGTCCGCGCTATCGCGCGACATGGCGCCGCCTAATATCGTCGCGGACCCGACAGCCGCGCCGCCCGGCGAGAACGTTAGCGAAATCGAATCGACTAACGAGCGGACGAACCGGTTAAATTCGTAGCGGTTCAACGGGTCCGGGTCCGCCTCGTTGAACGTGAACCGCTTTTCAATCGAATGCGTGTAAAGAACTTGCCCCACCCAGAGTTCGTCTGCGGTCCAGGGGTTCGCTAGACACGCCTCTAACAACAATTCGAAGCCGGGGTTACTCGATACTTCGAACGAGATATCGCCCCCGCTTTGCCCGCCGCTAACTATTACGTCCGTTACCATTCTGTGCGGCGATAGTTCGTTAGATAACTGCGTCTCCGGCGAGTATGAAAGGGACTCACTCGTTACGCGTAACAACTGGAATGCAGGGTTCGCGGGAGTAACGCCCGGCGTCGCTTCCCGAACGAGTGCAAGCCGTAAAAGGTCTGCGCTAGCCATGACTAACTACTCCTATGCGAATCGGTCGAATTGATAAACAAGGTCCACCGCGATGCCGTAGAACGAGCCGCGAAAGTCGCCGCCGTCTATGTCCATCGGCGGCTGCGCGCTTTGAACGCGGAGCATCCCGGTGGCGTCGAACCAGTGGGACATTTCGGCGCGCACCTTTTCCGCAGCGTCAACGCCTGCGGTGTCCTCTGTCTGGTGCGGCGTGTAGATAGCCACCCGGCATTGCCCTTGCTCGCGGAACAATGCGGGGCGCCCTAACGAGATAGGGTTATCACTCGCGGGCGGAAATTCGAGCGTGTACCACTGGGCGGGCAGGTCCTTTGTGGACTCCGCGCGGTTCACGGATTCGAAATACGCGAAGCCGTCCGGGGCTAACAACCCGGAGAGCTTCGCGCGGAACGCGTCGCGGACGGCTTGCGCGCTCACCCGCGCACCCCGCAAACGTACTTAACTAACTTGTCGCCCGTGTGGGATTCGTTAACGGACTCAATCGCGCACCGCGCGTTGTCTATTACGAACGTGTCGCCTTTGAACGGGGCGCGGCTCGCGAAGTCCCGCGCGTCGACGGTGACGCGTATGGGGTATTGCTCAAAGGCGTTTACTAAGTCGCTCGCGCCTAGATAGCTCACGCGCGCACGAATCGTGCGGCCCGTCGGGCTGCCCGCTTCGATAAACTGAATGGGCTTCCCTAACAACTGCACCGCGTCTTGCATCGCGCGGACGGCGTAATCGGGAATCGCGGGAAGCATAGTTAGACCCCCGTCACTACGCGCTGGCGGTAGCGGTCAAGGATCGCCGCGACGCCCGCAAGTTCCGGCGGGATCGGGCCCGCGCCCGTCTCCGCACCGGTTGCGAAGTGGTCCGCCCAGGTCACGGCGGAGCCGTCAAGCGATACGCTACGGATAGGCCCTTGCCCGCTAATCTCCGCCGTGTTCCCGGTGTCGCCGGTCGCGTGCCACCTAACAAAGAACGCCTGGAGAATCGCGTCCATGAGGTCTGCGGGCCAGTCGTCGTCGGGGTAGCCGCCCGTATAGTCGACGCTAACGACCGGCTCCGCGCCGTAGCAGCCGCGCGGCCCGTAGCCGTTGCGCCATTCGAGAATCCCGGACGAGTGAAACACGCGCCAGCCCGTGATCGCGGCGCCGTCGACCGTCACGCTACGGACCTCCGACACCGGGAAGCGGTAAAGCATTAGACGCGGGTTGCGCGTGTCGACCGGTTCGAACGGTTGCACCTCGTCCGCGAGGACGACGCCGCGCCCTAAAAAGTTTTCCACGCGCGCTATTTGTGTTTCGAACGCGTCCTGGATTTCCTCGTCCTGGGACGTGTCGCCGGGCGGAATCCCTAGCATTTCCTTTAAGTCGTCTAGCGTCGGCATAGACACGCCGCGCACGCCCGCCACCGCGCGCTCGCGCAGCCGTTGCGTAATCGTGCGCGGATCAGTCGCGGGCCCGGTCATACGCGCGCCCCGTTCGTTTTAGCTTTCGGCGCCCGCGTCGCAGCTTCCCCGGGCGGGCCGCGCTCGCCCGCGTCGCCTTTCGGACCCTGCGGACCAGGGGCACCGTCGCGCCCGTCGCGCCCGCTCTTAACGGCAAGCTGCCACGCCTCGCGGCCCTCGTCGGTTCCGGGACGCTGCCCGCACGACTCCGGGGCCTTATGCATCCACATAGAACCGGCAGCGGTTACGCAGTCGTTTAGATAGTAGTTAGTCTCATGGTCGAACACGCCGCAGTAGCGGAAAGGGCGTTCCCCGGTTTCGACCCGGCGCACTTTCCCGGACGCGTAGCGGTACACCGCGACCTGGAACCCGCGCGCGTCGTGCTCATAGCCCTCTAGTTCGTGCCCGTCGAACATGAGGCTATAGCCGTCGACACCGGAGCCCGGCGCCACGGACGTGTCCTGGTTCGCGAACCAGAGCCCGTTGCGGTGCATGACAATTGCCCCGCGCGTGAAATTCGTTTCCGGTTGCCAATGAACCGGTGGCGTAAACGTCGCGTCACGTCCCGGCGGACCAGGGGGCCCGCACGGGCCGGGGAGTGAAGGAACCCCGGACACCGCGCGGGAAACCTGTTCCGCGATTAGTTCGCGTAACCCTTTCGCCTGCACTTCCCAGGAACTAGTTAGCGCGTCGCATTGCGCCGTGGCGCGCGTTGCAAAATCCGCTTCCGCCGCTGTTATGCGTTCGTGCACGTGCGCCCGCACGTCGACCTGGGCGAGCGCAAGGCGTTCGACCTCCGGCGCGATTACCTCCGCCACGCGCTTGTCTAGGGCGTCCGCGATCAATCGCGGCAGGACTTCGCGCACCGCGTCCGTAACCGCGTCCGTTATCAGTTCCACCACGGCTTTGGTTTTCATGCGGCTAACCTCAAGCGGGCACGGGCGCGCACCGCGACCGCGAGCGCAAGCGCGTTTAATTCCTCGTCGGGCTCCGTCTCGTCGCCGTCGGCGGGCTCGTCCTCGTCCTCGTCCGGATCGGGCGGCGGATCAGCGGCGGGCGGCGGGGGCGGCGTCGCGGGTTGCCCGGCCATCGACAGCGGGCGGTATTGAGTCTGGATTAACGGTTCGTCGCCGCCTTTCATTGGCGGCAATTCCTCTAGCTTGCGAGCCTCGTTAATAGTTAGGACGCCCGACTGGATGCCGGTTTGATACGCCGCCATGCGCGCGTCGAATTCCATGCGCATCATTGCGGCTAAATCGAACTCGCAAAACGTCGACCCCGTGAGGTCGAACGCCTGATCTATGCGCGCCTCTATCGACTCCAGGTGATACTGCAAAGTCTGCGAGTAATAGTTACGGGCTAGCTGTTCGGCGTTTTTGAACGAGACCTTACTAGCGTCGGTCAACATGTAGGAGGGCACGCGGAAACACCGCGCCACGTCCTCTATGCTCCACTTAAGTTGTTCGATTAGCTGCGCGTCCGCCGCGCTGATAGTTAGGGGCTCCCATTTCATGCCCTCGCCCAGGACGGCGGTACGGCCCATGCTGCCGCCCTTAAAATTTTGGTCCCATTCGGTCTTTAGGCGGTTCGCTAAATCCTGCGAGATTTTCCCGGGGGAAGTTAGGACGCCCGACGCGCGGGACATGTTCGCGAAAAAGCTATAGCTATTTTGCTGAATGGTCTGCCCGGTCATTGCCGACACGCCCGCCGCGTAAAGCGGCGTTAGCCCGACTAGCGGGTGGGTCAGCGTCAGCAACCGGTGGTGGAGCATGTCGCGCGCGGGAATCATGTTCCCGCCTAACAACTCCGCAAGGCGTTCCTGGCCTATCTGATAAAAGACGCTCCCGTCCTCCGCCAACATGCACGACACGCGGCGCGGGTCCAGGATGTGCATTTGCCGGATAACGTTGTTAGGGTCGCGCGCAAGGAATACGTAAGTATTTCCGGTGAAAAGCGCGGACGACATGAACTGGCCCCAAAAGTCCACGCGGGTCTGATACGTGTTAGGGGAATTCAGGACGACGGCGGCGGCGTGCTTATCCAGGTCGACCTTAGAACCGTCGGCGCGCATCGTTCGAATGCGCGGCGGCAGCTTCGCGAGGTCGCCCGCAATGATTGCAATGCAGGCATAGACGGCGGAGAAAATGCCGTAAGGCCCAAAGCATTCTTTGTTAGCTTGCCACGCGCCCGGGAAAGGTTCGTGCACGTAACCGTGGCTTAGTGACGGTAGCGCGTTCCCGCCGAATCCGGGCGGCGCGGGGAGTGAAGTCATAGCGCCGCGCGTGCGCCACCTAATAAGGCTCGTTAGCGTTCGGTCTAACAGGTTCATGGCGGTGCGGTGCGGGCCCGGGTGCGCGTTCGCACCCGGGCCCGCGCTCCGACTATGCCGCCTGTTTCGGGTTCGCGTTCGGGCGCGGCGCGGAAGCCGTGCCCGCCGCGAGCGCCACCGGCGGGGTCTGCCCGTAGGCTACGCCCGTGATAAGTACCACGTCCTTATCGCGTGCACGCTGCCAATACGCGAACATTTCGCCGCGCAGACCAATTAAGTTTTGCTGCCAGAAACTAACTAGCGGCGTCGCCGGTGTCGCCGGGGCGTCGTCCATCTGTACGGACGCCTCGCGCGATACGTCGACCGTTACGCTATCGTCGCTAGCTAACAAGACTCCGGCCTGATCCAGGAGGATTATTTCGTCCGTGTCCAGGTGCGAGGACGTAATCACGGGGTAACCCATGAGCGTCTTGTTAGGCGCCGTCGGGAACGCCGGAGCGCCGAACGAATTAGCGGCGGCGCTAATATAGATCAGGTTTTGCGGGTGCATGATCCAGGTGGGCGCGCGCGGTGCGTTGTTTTCGTGAAGCAACGCGACCGCGTGGTTAAGGTCGTATTGCAAATGCGCCAGCGTCTCGCCGGAACTCGCGAACGTCTGCCCGACGGGTAAGCCGTTCGTGATGCCTCCGGGCGAGATGTTAGCCACCGGCGCGATGCCGGAGCCTACGAACTGGTCGTTAAGGAAATCCGTGATGCCCCTAACTAGTGAATCGCGCATGAGTCCTTCGGCGGCGGGATTCGAGAACCGCGCCAATTCCTCAGTAATCACGACGATAAGCGCCGCCTTTGCCCAGGGGATGGTTACGAAATCGTAGGCGCCTTTCCCTAACGGCTTGCTCGCGCCCTGGCCTACCCACTTCGCGGAACCGACGGCGGTAACCTCGCGCGGGATACGCACGTTAAAGGGCACTTTCCGGACCTGCGTCATTTGGCCTATTACGGTTTCCTTTTCCACGAGCGAAATCAGTTCGCCGGACATGACCTGCGCGCTAACTAGCGCACCGGCCCAGGCCGGGTCCGTCGTCGTGCCTGCCGGAACGGCGGCGCGAGTAATGCCGAACGACTGCGCGCGTAAAACGTTATGCATTTCCTTATCGTCGGGCCACTGCATTTTCGCCAGCTCCGTCGCCTGCGGCACGTTGCCGCGCGACGCTGCGATGGCCTGACACATACGCGCGAA